TGGCCTACAAATAGTAGAACAAATATTACCTTTCTTTCAACCAGATTATACGGTTACTGTTAACGCTATACCAAGTCTAAATATCAAAAGAGATGTGCCTATCGTATTAAATAGTGTAAATTATGATGATAGTTACAATGGTGATTTTACTGCTAGAAGAGCTGTAATATATACACTAGGATTTACTGCCAAAACATATCTATTTGGACCAGCACAGACACAAAAAGTTGTTAAAACTGTACAAACAGATTTACATACCAATACAACTGGTACTGAAAGTAGAGAAGTTAGAATTGAAATTACACCAAATCCAACAACGGCTGACGCTGATGATGACTTTGGATTTACTACAACCATCACAGATTTTAGCGATGGTAAAAATTATAACCCAACCAACGACCAAGACGAATAAATATATAAATAATAGAGAGAAGAATTACTATGGCTATTAACAAAATTACAGGAAAATCAATTAAAGATTTAGATTTATCAGCTGATGATTTGGCTCCAGGCACAATCACAGACGCTAAGATTGCTACAGGTACAATAGCTAATGATAAATTAGCAAATACTTCAATTACAATCAATGGTACATCAATTGCTCTAGGAGCAAGTGGTGAGATTGTTGCTGGTACAGATTGGCAAGCCGTAACGGTGGCCGACGGTTCTACAACTGTAAACACACAAGCTGGAAAAGGTTATCTATTAGATACAAACGCTGGTGTAATTGAAGCATTTTTACCTACATCACCGACAAGAGGTGATACTGTAATATTAGTTGATTATTCAGGCACTTTCGCAACAAATAGAGTAATAGTAAATACAGGTGGTGTTAATATTGACAGTACAGAAACGGGTGATATTCAATTAACTACAAATAATTCTATTGTAGAATTTATTTACATTGATTCATCAAAAGGTTGGTTAGTTAAAACAAATCAAGCGGCTGGTACAACTCCAGATTCAGCATTAACAGGATTTGAATCTTCATATGATACTCCAACACCTCCAGTTTATATTTCAGCAACTGGCGGAACTATTACAACTTCAGGTGATTATAAAATTCATAGTTTTACAGGTGATGGTTGTTTTGTTGTAGCAACAGCACCATCTGGTCCAGCTCCAGGAGTTGAATATCTGGTAGTTGCTGGTGGCGGTGGTGGTGGCCGATATACACAGGGTATTATTTTTGGATCTGGTGGAGGTCACGGAGGTTTTAGATTATCAAGCGGAACTGCTACAGGTTGTTACACAGTAAGTCCATTAGGTAACTGTGTTCCTGCTTTAACTGTTACAGCACAGACATATCCAATTACAGTTGGTGGTGGCGGTAGCGCTGGTTCTAACGGATCTCCTTCTACCTTTTCTACAATAACATCTGCTGGCGGTGGTAACGGTGGTGGTACAAACGGTTCAGCAGGAAATGGTGGCGGCGGAGGAGGAGGAGGTGGTACAGGTAATACTCCACCAACAAGTCCACCTCAAGGATTTTCAAGTGGTACAGGAGCTAGTGGTACTTCAGCTAGAGGTGGTGTTCAAAATATTAATCCCGCTACAGGTGTAGCAGGTAGTGGAGCAGCTTGTTTCCCTGCTTCAAATAGATATTATGCTGGTGCTGGCCGTGCTGGACCTGCACAACCTGGCGGATCAGGACCAGAAGGTGGTGGTGGTAATGGAGGAACTGGTCCTTCACCTGGCGGTCAACCAGGAACTGCTAATTCTGGCGGCGGCGGTGGTGGAGGTGGAATTGGTAATTACCCTGGAAGCACTGGTGGTGCTAGTGGAGGAAAAGGTATAGTAGTTTTAAGATACCAATTTCAGTAATTAAAAACTGTTATATATACTATATTATATTTGAACTGAGGAATTAAAGAATGAATTTGAAAAATTACTATTACTATTTTCAATCGGCCTTATCACCAAGGCTTTGCCAAGAAATCATAGATTACGGTAAACAACATCAAGCCGAGATGGCCGTTACGGGTGGTTATAACCGACAAAATGGCCAGATGTCTAAAAAAGACATTAACAATATGCAGAAAAAAAGAAAGTCTGATATTGTTTGGATGAATGATCGTTGGATTTACAAAGAAATACACCCTTATATACATCAAGCAAATAGAGATGCCGGTTGGAACTTTGAATGGGACTGGTCAGAGTCTTGTCAATTTACAAAATACGGAGTTGGCCAATATTACGGCTGGCATTGTGATAGTTGGGATGTACCTTATAATAAACCAGATGATTTAAACTCACACGGAAAAATTAGAAAGTTATCAGTAACCATTTCATTAAACGATCCAGATGAATATGTGGGGGGTAATTTAGAGTTTGATTTTAGAAATCAAGTAGATTGGGAAAGAAACAAAAAGAAAGCGATTAAGTCTTGTGATGAAATACGACCTCGTGGTTCTATAATAATATTTCCTAGTTTTTGCTGGCATAGAGTGGCGCCAGTAACAAGTGGTACAAGATACTCTTTAGTAATTTGGAACCTAGGACGCCCTTTTAAATAATGGATATATAATAGTGAATTAAGGAGAATATAATGGCAGTTACAGCAAACAAAGACATAATGAAAACAGATTGGTATTTTAGTACACCTGTTTATAGTATTGAGAAACCTGAATGGTTAGCACCAGCTATCAAGGCGACAGATAAGTTTATAGATGAAGCTTATAAACGAGAACAACCAAAACTAAAAGAACGAAAAAAGTTTTTAGGTAACAAAGATTATTTAAAAGTAAAAGACCACGGAATGAGTTATCACTCAACACCATTAAACGGTGATCCTGGATTAAAAGAATTAGAATCATATATTGGAGCAACTTCATGGAATCTATTAGATGAATGGGGTTATAATATGGATCAATACACAATGTTCTTTACAGAATTTTGGGTACAAGAGTTTGCTAAATCAGGTGGTGGCCATCACAGTACACACGTTCATTGGGATAATCATATATCAGGTTTTTACTTTTTAAAATGTTCAGATAAAACATCATTTCCTGTTATGCATGATCCAAGAGCTGGCGGTATGATGACAAAACTGCCACAAAAAGATGGAAGTAAGATTAGTACCATGTCAGATTCTATACATTATAGACCTAAACCAGGAACATTAATATTTTTCCCTGCTTATGTACCACATGAATTTGCGGTAGATGATGGAGTAGATGATTTTAGATTTATTCACTTCAACTTACAAGCGGTAAGAAATATTGTTGTAAACGCAGCCAAGGGAATGAAATAATGAAAGCAACATTTAAGAAAAAACATTTTTTAGTAATAAAGGAAGCAATTGATCCAAAGGTAGCCAACTTTGTTTATAATTACTTTTTAATGAAACGACAAGTGGCAAGAACATTTTTTGATACTCGTTATATCTCACCCTTTACAACAGAATGGGGAGTATGGAATGATGAACAAGTACCAAACACATATTCACATTACGGCGATACAGCCATGGAAACATTGTTATTAGCGTGTCAACCTAAAATGGAAAAGGCAACAGGTCTATCATTAAATCCTACTTACGCCTATGCTCGTATCTATAAAAAAGGTGATATATTAGAAAGACATAAAGATAGATTTAGTTGTGAGATTTCTACTACAATGAATCTAGGTGGTGATGATTGGCCAATTTATTTAGAAAATAAAAAGAACGTTGGTATACCAGATGATAAAAATTACTTTGCTAAAACTAATAATAAAGGTACAAAAGTTGTATTGAAACCTGGTGATATGTTAGTTTACAAAGGTATGATACTAGAACATTGGCGAGAAACATTTTTAGGTGAAGATTGTGCTCAAGTTTTTTTACATTATAATGATGTAAACTCTAAAGTTGGCAATTCTGAAGAAAATATGTTTGATGGCCGACCTCATTTAGGTTTACCTAGTTACTTCAAAGGAATGAAGTTAAACAAATAATTTATTCATAAATAGTCATATGAGTAAATTAGAAGATAAAGTAAACGAAATATTAGGTATTGAAAATAAAGAGCCTAAAGAAACTAAAGAGTTTAAACCTTTAGTACCTCGTAGAGAAGATAAACAAAAAGCCGACATTGATAACGATTACGATTAT